AGTTCTTTCACGGTAGCTGAGGGAAAGAGGCCGGGGTTGACAGAGGGATCGAAAGACTGATAGACTATTTTCATAATGGGTGGTTTGTTTATGTTGTTTTCGCAAATTCAATTATAACACAAAACACCCATTTTTCATGCCTGTAAACTCTGAAATTTTCAGAATTTACAGGCATTTATTTTATGGAAGTCCCCTAAAGAGATTGTCGATGAGCGCGTTCGAGATCGGAGTGTCCTTTTCGCGCTCGATTTTGCGGATGCTGTCTCGGTTTTCATCGATCGCAACATCCATGCCATTCAGCCTTACGGCTGTGATAATTTCGCCCGTTTTCCAGTCTTCGGGCTGATAGTCTTCAGGGATATCCGCATCAGATCGATCGATTTGGTCTGCCAGACTTGATGCCCCGGAAACGGACAAGGCCGCACGCGGGCTCTCCGATACGACATTGGTTCTTTCGCCACCCTTTGTGGTGGATGGTCTAATTACACGCACATGCCCCCTCCTTGAGAGTCTGTACAATAGAACTGCATGCTCTCTCCCTTTCAGAGGGCATAGAAAAACCCCGCTAAGGCCGTGAACCTTGCGGGGTTTGCTTTTTTGTGCAATTGATTGGGTGACGCTCAGGCGGCTTTGCCCCCTGAAAACAACCTTGAGAGTGTCATGGTGAATCCTCCGTTTTTAAACGGGGGAGCTTCAACTTAGGCGCTAAACAAGGCATCGATTTCGGAATTACTTAGTGTCGTCATTCCGATGTTCGTTCGAGCCTGCAACTGCTCTTCAGTCGTAAGCGACTGAGCAACGTACTTCACGCTATTGCTCTGATTCGCTTGTTGCGCGTAATACTTCGCAGAATACTCTGCTGTAGCGCCTTCGCCTTCAACCGGGCCGTCCTCTTTTGAAGCCCAGTCCTTCGCTTTTTGCGCCGAAGCAGATGCCTCAGTTGCCTTCGTGTTTGCAGTAGTAGCACTGTACGCCGCCGCATTCTGTGAAGCTTTGGCCGCCGCCGCGCTCGATGCCGCCGCATTCTGTGAAGCTTTGGCCGCCGCCGCGCTCGATGCCGCCGCGTTCTTCGAAGAGAGTGCAGAGGCTTCAGAGGCGTCCGCCGCTGTTGCGCTAGCCTGCGACTGCTGAGCGTAGTACTTTGCCGAGTAGTCGATCTCAGCTCCATCGGGCAGGTTGTTTTCCGTCACCTTGCCGTCAGTCTTCACCGCCCATGCCTGAGCGAGCTGAGCATTCCACTTGGACGAATAGCCGTCATCGGCGACGGTGTAGTCCGTGCCGCCTTCGGTCTGTACGCCCGTCGTCCATGTCGCCCACCGCTCGGAAAGATCGCTGGCGCCCTGAGCCTGCGCGGCCGCAGACTGCGCGGTCTGCGCCTGCGCCGTGGCGGCGGCGACCTGACCGTTGATCGTCTCCATGTCCGCATTGATTTCTTCGCGGATGGCGTCCGTGTCCGTCACGGCCTGTCGTGCGATGCTCTCGGCGTTCTGCGCGGTCGCCAAGGCGGAGCTCGCCGTGCCGACGGCCTGCGTCGAGTTCGTGTTCGCCTGAGCCGCGGTCGAGAGCGCGGAGTTCGCCGTCGTCACGGCCTGCTGGCTGGTCGCGGCCGCCGCGTTGGCCGTCGCCACCGCCTGCTCCGAGTTCGCCAGCGCCGAGTTCGCCGTCGTGATCGCGTTCTGCGCGTTGCCCTCGGCGGTGGTGATGCGGCCATCCAACGACTCGACAGTGACCGTAAGCGTCTGCACCCGTGAGAGCGCGGAGTCGGCCGTCGAGACCGCCGCGGCCGCGTTCTGCTGAGCGGTGTTCGCCGTGCTGACAGCCTGCTGAGCTTGTCGCAGGGCCTCATCTGCGTTCGTCGTGCTCTGCTTCATGTACTCGCCGAGGTCGTTGATGGCGTCCTCGGTCTGAGTTAGCACAGACGGGCCGGAGATGCTACCGGTCGGCGTGTAGACGTAGTGAAAATCAAAAGTAGAAGGCATTTATATCCTCTTAGGTCCGCGCATGCACGCGCGCGGCACAATGGAACCCCAAAGCTCTTTATTCGGGCAGTTTCACGAAGTAGGCCAGCCGGTAGAAAGGCGGCCTGTCGAGTGCGACCTGTTGAGCTTCCGAAGATGACGTGATGGTGTGCGTATGCCCCCGCCCGCCGCCGGTCGAGCCCATCGTGATCGAGTGATTGTGAGCCCCGGTTGTAGAGGTCGCCCCCGACCAAGAAGTCGCGGCATTAAACACGAACTTTCGCCAAGGGGATCTGTCGCCTCCGTCCGCACTGGTGTTGACTTCGTACTGGCTGGCGACCGAGAATGCTCCGCGAGCGAGGTTGCCTGCACGGTCGTCGCAGCCGATCTCGCCAGTGATATTCATCGTGCCGCGCGTGTGCGAGTGAGAGCCTGCCGTGCTGGTGCTGCCCGTGTGCGTGTGAGACGGGATCTGGTCGACCGTAAGCACCGTCTCCCCGACCGTGCCATTGACAGTCACGCCCGGGATCGAGAGATCGAGGCTTCCTCCCGTCTGCCCGGCCTGCGCGACCGAGCTCGGCAAAAGGAACTTATCCATCAGGTTCGGGACGTTCCCGCCCCTGCCGTCGCTTCCGCCGTCGCAGAGCACGTAGGCTTCATAAGCATCGCTCGACCCCCACGGGATCAGGCGCCGGCCGTCGCTCCCGCCAAGCTTGCAGTTGTAGAAGGGCGTCACCTGCCCGGCGAGGACTGAAGGCGCGTCTAGGTTCTTCCATATCGTCTTATCCGCATCCGGAGCAACGACGGTCGAAGAGGGCCCGTTTTCCTTTAGGCATCGATACTTCGTACTACCCGAGAAAACCTCGTTTCCCGGTTCATAGTCAATGTTGGCAGCGTATTTCATGACGCCACCCTGTTGATACCAAACCAAGAGCTGCGAAAGGAGGTAGAGGGCGCCGTTAAAGTCTTCTCGCTTGGGCGGGATTCCGCCTTCGCCGATCGGACGGGAGGTCCAGCTGTCAAAGCCTTCGGCCTGAGACAAGCGCCCAGCTCCAGCCGCCTGAGACGTAGCCGGGGGGATCGTCTTGTCGCCGCCCACTGCGATAGGTGAGCTAAGAAAGTGCTGCGGGTAGTTGCTCATGTAAAATCCTTACGTTAGCACCTGATTTTTTACATGCCCACCGTTCGGCCGGGGTTAAAGACCCCTTGGTCGAAAGGCTGCAGATCCTGCCCGGCGAAGCCGAAGATCTTCTCGTCCGGGTAAATGATAAGAAAGTTCGTCAGCACGCCAGCGGGCCGGTTCAGCAGTCCGTAGGTTTGAAGGATCTGCGCTTGGAGATCGCTGATGGCGCCGATAACGACGATGCTTTGAATCGACATATTCTGATAGTCGACTACGAATACCCGAGTATCTGTCAGTTGCGACAGCATGTTGTTCATCGTCGAGACCGTTGCGTTGGCGAGGTTGCATCGCGCTCGATAGAGGAGCAGAAAGCGGTAGTAATCATCATCGAAGCGGCACCACTCGCCCTTGACCTTCAGAAGTCGGTCCACGCCGACGCGCTGCCCCCACCAGTCAAGATAGACGCCCTGCGCGGTCTGCATATCCGCGACCATGCCGTGCAAATCCACCATATCGTGTGTCGCGTCGATCTCCTTCCGGACCTTCTCTGCGATGCCCCGGATGCGCTTCGCGTGCGCGTACTGAGACTGAATGGCGTCCGTCGTCATGTCCGCGAAGTCGGCCTCGTCGCGCACGTCATCGACGTCGATGATGTCTTGCCAAGTCTGAGTATCAGCCATGTCGGCCTCCGAAGACTAGCGAAATGGTCTCCTCGCTGAGCGTAGGACTTTCGTCCGCGGGTACATCGATGGACGTCGCCAGCCCCCTGTTATTGAGTCCGAGGAGTATTTGATTGATCGGGCTGTCCGTGACGCTCTGGATGCATCGATAGAAGCGGCTCGCGTAGACCGTAGTCGCCAGCTTCACTCGCGGATTCGAGAGCTCGCCGAGGAAGTCCGAGATGAGCGCTTTCTTGACCTTCGACTGAGTCTCAGCGTCCATGCTGTCGGCGAAGAAGGTCACCTGTATTTTGAGCGCAACCGCCGTCGGCCTCACGATGTTGTATGTGTAGGAGGCGTTGAAGTGCTCAGTGTCCACATAGGTAACCTGCGTCGCCCCGACAGTTCCGCATCCTGCGCTCTTGCGCCTGAAGATCGTCTCGGCGATGGCCTCATCGTCTCCGCCGACGATGCACACCGCGATGCTGTGCGCCGTCAGCGTGATGCCGTACTGCACCTGCTCTTGATTCGTGTAGTTTTCCAAGACCACGCAGTCGAGCACGCCGTCGAGCTCAGAGAGGTTCGCCTGGACGTTCGCTACGGTCCCGTTGGCGTTGACTGCATAGCTCTCGATCATGCGATTCAGCAGCTCGCCGTCCGGCTCTGCGACGCGGCCCGTGACGCCCGCGGCGGCGTTCGTCACGCTATCCCAGCCCGCTATCACGGTTACGATCTGCGTCACCGTGCCCGGTCCGATCTCGATAGCTCCGTGCTCGACGGCCGAAAAGGTCGTCTCGACGGAGCCGGAGTCCGGGATCGTCACGCCACCGCCAACGCTGTGCCGGAGCTGATGGCCCTGAGTATCCTGCACGATCGCCCCGTATGGGATCACCGTCCCCCGGAGGCCCGTGCAGGTGCAGACGACGACGGTCGGCTCGGAGACGTGCCGCGTGAGGCCGTAGAGCGCCGCGAGCGCGTCGAGCCAGATGCCCGTTGCCGTGCGCGGGTTCAATTGGTTCGCCAGAAAGGCCACTTCGGAGTTCTTCGCCGCCGCCTCGGTCGTGATGATGTCCGCGACCTGCCCCATCGGGGAGGACGGATCGACGTTCAGCAGGGGATCGCCGTCTTTGGTCTTGAAAGCCTCCTGCAGCCCAGACGCGATATCGTCGCGGACCTCTTTGGTCGTCGGCACGACTACGCCGGACCGTGGATCAAATTTCAGCTCGGCCATTCATGCCCTCTTCTGTAGTGATTTCGATCTCTGCGCTCAATGTTCTTGTCGCCGGATCCAGCTTCTTAAGCGTCACCGAGTTCACAGTGAGCACACCCGGGACGCTTGACGCCGCCGTGCGCAGATCCTCGGTCGTAACGGCCTCCTGAATCGGCTGGGCGATCTGATCCTCAAACCACTTTATACCCTGATCCCATCGGAAGACCGCATCGTGATAAAAGAGTCGCCCCTCATTGCAGACATTCTGACAGATCGCCTGCGCGCCCCGGATTATCGAAAGATCCCCGTTGCCGTCCAGAGTGAGATCCCAGTCGTCAGATAGCGCCGCCGTATATGCCGTGTGAGTCATGTCCTGCCCTTATCTGTACTTAAGCCACAAGTCAAGAGCCGCCGCGATCAGGGATAGGCCTCCGACGACGGCGCCAGTCAATTTGAAGGCGAAATCACTTCCTTCCCTCAGGCCGTCGAGCATCGCCTGAAGAAGCTCGGCCCTGCGCGATGCCACTCTCGCAGGGCCTTTGCTTTGTCTAATGGGGCGTGCCCGTTTCGCCATCTGGGCAGGTATGCACGTGCCCTTGCAGGCTGATGCCTCCGGCCGTAACGTCCCCGGTCGTCGTGAGACTGCCCGTGACACTTGCGCCGCCACCTCCGCTCACCGAGAGCCCGGACGATCCGGAGATGTGCCCCTTCACGGAGAGGTTTCCGTCGATCTGCGCGTTCCCCGTGATGTGCGTCTGGGGAGCATTGATCGTCGCCTGCTGAGTGTTTATGTCGCAGCTCGACGTCGCGTTGATCGTCTTCGCGTTCGTGTTCACGACGACCGTCTCCGGCGCCGTGATCGTGATATCTCCCGAGTCCTCGATGCGCACGAAAGTCGTCGGCGTCTGCCCCCAGAAGCCCCCGAGGTAGAAGCCATCGCTCATGTCGTAGCATCGGAAGCTCCCCGGCTGTTGCGGCGAGGCCCCTCCCGTGAGCGTCGAGACGTCCTGCTGAGCGAAGACCGCCAGACCGGCATCGCCCGGCTTCGGATCGCAGATGAGGGCCGCCGTCCCGTGCTGGAGCCGGAACCACCTCAGCTTCGGGATTGAGACGGGCTCCAGAGCCTCGCCCGACGCGCTCCTCATCTTAACGAGAGGCGTCGCGGAGAGATACCCCGCGCCCGATCCATCACCCGGCCTCTCGATAGCGTCCACGCGCACCGGAATTGCCGTATTTATCATGCCCTTAACGATCGACCGGATCAAGAAATCGAGGACGTTCAGCTGAGAGCCGGATACAAAGGCGCCTTGCGGCTGAGTTCTTGCAGTCATCAGTCCCCCAGCCACATGCCATCAAAAGAAGTTTCCCACGCGCTCGAGCCGGGATTGTGCGCGCTCAGGGTGTGCGTGAGCTGCGTGATCTTCCACGCCCCACTCGCGTGCGGGACGATCGACTCGACTTTCACGACCGCGGCTACGCGTAGCTCCGGCCGGAAAAAAGTTTTGCACTGGATGCCTTGGCTCGTGAAGACCGGATAGCCGATCATGCCAGTCGCCGCCGAGACGACCGGAATGCCGCCCTCGGCGCGTCGCACGCCGTCCTTCGGGATCAGAACCGTCTTATCGTCATCAAAGATGACATCGGCCCCGATGGTGCCGGTAGCCGTCCTGATCTTTGTGATCGGGTCGCCGTAGATCGTCATGTCCGAAAGCACCCCCTTCACGCCGTCATTCTGAAAGTCAAAGCCCGCCTGCGCGCTTTGCGACTGGATGAAAGCCGCCGCGTCCTGCGTGCCCTTTATGCTCACCGTCGAGGCCGGTTCGAGGAGCGGATAGGCCCCCACCTGCGCCTCGATCTTGAGCACTGGGCTCGAGCCGTTGAGGTCCGCATAGGCCACGGTCACGCACCCCCGGAAGATCACCGGTAGGTCACTGCCCTGCTCCCCGGCCGCGATTTCAATGGCGTTCCAGAGGCGGTCCAGCGGCTTGAAGGCAAGCGTTGTGAGCTGGCCCATGACCGGAAGCGTGAGGCCATAGATCTCGACCTGGGCCGTCGCAAAGTCCACGCCGCCCGTTTTCGAGAGGCTGACGTTCGTCGCGAAGCCCTGAAAGACGAATTGATTATTAGCGCCACCCTTGTCTAGCGTGATCGAAACCCTGATGTCCTTTAGGCTGTAAGTTCCTGCCATTCTTCTGCCGTCACGTAGTAGAGAGTGTATCGATCGCTGAGTCCGTCGTACTGCGGTGCCTTGAGCTTCCCGTTGTCGTCCTGAAAGAAGAGACGCCCGGAGAAGCGCGGCGTATTCCACACCGGGATCGGCTCCCCGGACTGGCAGACGTGCGAGTCGCAGATCTTCACCTCATCCGCCGTCAGCGTGAGGTAAAGAAAGGAGCCCATCTGCCGCAACTCGAGCACGCAGTTCTGTCCGTCGAGCACGATCGAGAGCTCCTGATGAGGGAGTTTCTGAAGAGGGATTTCAATCATCGCTTCGCCCACTCGACAATACCGGCAAGTATGCTTTCGCGGTCCTTCCCTTGCACCTTTCCGGTCTGAGTCTTCCCTGCATCGTTCGCGCTTTTCGGGGACCAGATGACCGTCTTGCCGCCGACCTGCGCCGACACGATCTCGCGGAAGTCGCAGTGAATCTCGAGCGCATTCGCGCCATTCACCGCTGATCGCGAGTAGCCGTAGGAGACAAGCGCCATGCGGGAGTAAACCTTGCACGGCGTCAGGATGCGGAAGAGCTGCGTGCCGCATCGGTATGCCTCAAGCTTCGTCACGGCTTCCTGCTGCGCGAGGAAGTCCCCCGAGAAGAGAAGGCTCACCGAGCACTCGGAAGGGTTCGGCACCTTGTCGTAGGCGTAGAGCGCCCCGTTTTCCTGCGGTTCCGTCGGCACCGTGGCGGCCGAGTTGTCCTCGAACCCGTCGAGCGCCGTATATCCGCAGAATGGGTTTCCGCTGTCATCGATGACAGCCCACACTTCAGCCATCCTCACCTCACTTTGAAATCACGCCGGACTGCGCCGCGACCAGCATCCTGTTGCGGCGGCTAAGGGCGTTGTCCATCGCCCCGCCGACGGCCTTGCCCACGTCTTCCGGACTGCCGTTCGTCTGGATGTTGTTCACGACGTTCATTTCCATTTGATTCGCCACGGCCGGAGCCTGCGAGGTCTTCGCCTGCGATGCCGCGATAGCCCCCGCCGCCGCCTGAGTCGGCGCAGAGGCGTATCGGCCCCAGTCCCACGCATCCGCCGCGGGCGCCTTGGCTTCGTCGCCACCCCTGAAGAAGCTCGCGATGCCGCCAAAGACGCCCTTCACACGGTCCTTGATGCCGTCCGCGGCTCCACCATCCGGCGCAGGCTTCCCGCTGGGGTCCTGCGCCGGAGCTGATGCCTCTTTCGGCTTTCCTTTTGCGTTGAAGCCTAAAAAGGCCGCGATACCGCCCATGGCGTTTTTCACGCCGTCCGTAACGCTATCAACAGCTCCGCTTACGACACCTTTCACTTTGCCGCCGATATTGAGAGCATTCGCGACCCACTTGCCGATCAAACCAACAAGCGCCTTAAACGCCTTCTTCGCCCAATCGATGGCCGAGTGGAAGGCCCTGATAAAGGCGGCGCCGACTTCATCAGAAAGCCCGGAAAGCGAAGATAGCGCCTTGGGGATGCCCTTAGCTATCTTCGTTGGCAGATCGGTAAAGAAGGCCTCCAGGCCGTCGAATACCGCGACGATGCCTTTCCCGATCACCTTCAGCGGCAGCAGGATCCCCACCGAAAGGGCCTTGCCGACCCCCGAAAAGTCGACGCCGTCAAAGAGGCCGCCGACCCACTTGCCGAAATCCTTGACGCCGTCCCAAGCGGACTGGATCGCCCCGACGATCTTCTCCGGGATGCCGCCGAGCACTTGAAAAAAGTTCAGCAGGCTCTTTCGGAAGGCGTCGATCTGCTTATCAGAAAAGCCGATGAAGCTCAGGAACTTCCCGAGAAGGGAGTTCCCGCCGTCAAGGAATGCGAGCAGGTCGTCGAGGGCAAGGCAGAGCGCGAGGACGCCTGCCACGAGCGCCGCGACGGGATTCGCGAGCATCGTCGCATTGAGCGCCGCCATGACGCCTTGACCGGCCTTCAGCGTCTTGAAGAAAGTCGAGGTTGTCGCGATCGCCTGGATGATCGACCGGCCGTAAGTGACGGCGAGCACCGCCCCCAGCCCGGCGAGGATCAGCTTCACGCCCTTGCTGTGCTCCCTCAGGAAGGCCACGCCGTCGCCGAGCACCTTGAGAACGCGGTTCACGACCGGGAGTACCGTCACCCCAAGCACATTCCCGAGGGCCTGCGCCTGATCGGTGAACTGGCGCCAGCGGATGTTCATCTCGCGCGCGGCCTTGGCCTGCTCGCTGGTCATCGCCATGCCTTCGTAGGCCTTGGCGGCGGACGACGCCTTGTCCGTGAACTTCGTGAAGACCGCCGCGGCGTCTTGGCTCAGGCCCATCGCCCGCATAAAGTAGGCGGCCTGCTGCTGGCTCATGCCCTTGACGGCCTCACCCATGCGGAAGAAATCGTCTGCAGAGCGGCCCTTCTCGACCGTCCAGTTCTCGAGAGCGGACTTGAAGGCCTCCTCAGATCCGCCTGCGTCCCGGTTCGCCTTGGCCCATGCGTCGATCTTGTCCACGGCGACGCCCGTGCGCTCGCTCAGCACGTCGAGGCTCTCGCCCATCTGCGAGAGGCCGCTGAAGATCTTCCCGCCCGCAAAGACTGCGAGCACGGGCCCCAGGGCGGTCTTCAGAAGCGCCCCGACCTTGCCGACACGAGCGGAGATGCCGTCCATCGCCCGGCCCATGACAAGCGAGGTCTTCTGTCCGGCCGTACCGATCGCCATGACGCGCTCAGCCACCTCGTCCGAGACGCCGCCCATCATCAGGCCCGTCTTCGAAGCCGTCGCCGCGAGGCGGTCCAGCGCGCGGCCGTCGAGCTCCACGCGCTTGCCGAAATCGGCGATCGCGCCGGAGGCCTTGCGCAGGCCTTCGTTGAGATCGGCGCTATCAAAGCCTAGCGAGATGACAAGTTTGTCGATAGCGTTAGCCATTTTCCTTCTCTATCCGCTGGGCGGAGAGCCAAGCGTGGTAATTGCGGACTTCGAGGACCTCCAGAAGCTCATAGGCCTCCTCGAGCGTCAGCCGCTCCTTTAGATCAACCAAACTCGCGAGGTCCGCGGCGATGAGCGCGCCGCAGACCCGCGGGATGTTGGCAAAGCCCGCAACACCGGTCACTTTTAGGCAGGCGTTTCGGTACTTTGCGGCATAAGGGAGCTCAAGGCGTCTCCATCGAAGAAAAAACCGAAGTTGGCCTTCAGAGATTCAACGCGGAGTTTCGTGAGCGTGAGCGGGCTCTCGATCGCCGAGCACGCCTCAGCCGACGTCAGCCGACGAAGGGCGTTGCCCTGCACAAGGGTGCAGCAGGAGAGCAGGTCGTCGAGGAGCGGCTTTGCACTCTCATAGGGCACGCTCAGGATCGAGCGCAGAAGCGCCTGCGGATCGCCGCTGAAAACCTGCTGGATGTCGTCCACACCGCGCCCAAGTGCGAAAGCCGCGCGGTAGAGCCACTGCTCCGCCTGATACGCGCTCATCTTCGTGATGGTGAAGCGCTTTTCGGTCGCGCCGTCTTGGATCTTGATCTCGTCCATCTCAGCTCCTTACTGCACGCGCTCGAAGTCGAAGCCCCACTGCGTGGGCTGTAAGGTGCGCTGCGCGGCGCTGATCGGGGGCGCGCTCTTAAGCACGCCCCTGACGAAAGTACGCGTAACACCGAGCGCCGGCAGGTAGCACGTCAGTGTGCATTCATACGGCATATTGTTTGCCTCCATGCAGTCGCGGAGGTATTCGAGGCTTGCCGCCGAGGGCGAAGACGCCTCAAGCGTGATCGTCACCGAAGAGATGTTCTTGATGACGCCCGCGACCATATAGCCGTCCACCGAGCGGCGCGTTTCCGTCATCTCAATCGAATCGCTCGAAAAGATGCCGTCGGCGCTGAACTGTTTTAGCTCGATCCCGCTCGGGAAGAGCTGATCGACAGTCAAGATGAGCTGCGCGTTCGCAGAGGTGACGTCAAAGTTTGAAGATGCCATTTTTCACTCTCAAAAGATAGGCCCCGACCGAAGCCGGAGCCTGTGAATTCATAGGATCGCGCGGGATCAAAGAACGGTCACTACAGAGCAACGCAAGTTCTGAACGCTAGACGCATAGGCGTAATAAATCGTCACGTTCGGCGCTTCGCGGGTAGCGCGCCCTGCGGCATCCGGCAGATCAACGCCGACCCAGTAGCCTTTAGAAGTGATCGCATGAACGACGGACTCCCCTTCGTCTCCCAATTCCTGCATGATCTGCGCTCGCTGAGACTCGTCGAGCTCGAGGCCCGAATCGATCACGCCATTGTCAATGCATCGATTGATCGGGTCTTGGCACCATGCGCGGATCAGAGCCTCACCGCGTGCGTTGTACGGGATGCGGTTCAGGCTCTTGAACCCATTCATGCAACTCGTCTGAATTGCTGAGCGCAGATAGATAGAGCCGTAAAGGACGTCGACAAACCCGTAGTAGTCGCTCGAAAGCGTGCCGCGGTTAAAGAACTGGAACCGATCGTTGCGGGTGGCGTACTGCCCGATAAAGTTGATGCGATTCGCTTCGAGCGCATCAGCGTCCGCCTCGTCCGTGACGTTTGGCGAGATGCCGGAGGCGTACTTGGCGAACCACGTCTTCATGCCCTGCGTTCTGGTCCACGCGATGGAAGCGCCGCAGGCCATCGCCATAGCGGCGAGGCGCCAGTCGGGGGAGTAGATCGGAGCGACCACGTCGTACTTGTCCACGATCTGCGCGAGCGGGCTCGAAGACGCCGTGAGAGCGTTCGTGAGCTTTTCGTCGCTCGACCAGGGGAAGTAGACATAGTCGTCGTAGACGTCCGCCCACGCGGCGAGAGCTTCGATCTCTTCGAGATTCGCCTGCCAGAGCGTAGTGAAGCCGACCCAATTGCGCGTCGCTTCGCAGACGGAGTCGAGATTCGCCTTCTCGGTCATAGCGGCGGCGCCCTGAGAGAGCACCGCGCCTGCGGCCTGCGTAAGCCCAAGCTTGCCCGCAAGCGGCGTCCCTTGCTCGGTTACCTTCGATTCGCCAACAACGGCAGCGCCGACCTTGGATAAAGCTGCTTCGCTCGCGTAGCTGATCGTCGAATTGGGGCCCGTCGTCGTAGAGGTGAACGTAAAGCAGTTCGAGTAGCTGTCGTAGGCCCCGGAAACGCCCGTGATTGCCGCCGCAATCTTTCCTGCCGCGTCAGAAAGCGAAGTCGCCCCCGAGAGGTCTATAGAAGACGCCCTCTTTTCTTTTCCGTCAACTGTAATGACGAGCGTCCCGTCGGTAATCACCTTCAACTCGGCGAGCGTTACTTTCAGGTTGCCGCCGCGAATCCAGGCCGCAGAACTCGTATTGACGCGACGGGCGATCACAAGGGACTTCGGCGAAGTCTGCTGATTCTGGACGCCGGCGAAGTACTGCTGCGCAAAAGCGGTTTCTTCTGCTTCGGGACCGAAAAGGGCGGAAACGGCAGAGGCCGAAGAGAAAACCCTGGCCGGCTGATCGGTCGGGAGACGATTGCTTTTCGTGAAGAGCAGGCCGTTCGTCTCAAGGTCGTTCGCGCCGCCGCTGATGACGCGCGGGCTCACCTGAACGATCCTAGATGCAGGAAGTGACATATATCCTCCAAAGATGGCCGCGCAAGGCGGACACTGAAAAATTTATTTGGGCGGGAATCGGACGTCCACGTTGTGCACCCCAACGCTGACCGCGTTTATGCTGTCCGCATCGAGCCGCACTTCGTGCGTGTAGGTAAGATGAATATTCGTTGTCCACCGCTGTACGTACTGATTTTCATCGACAGTCACGGTGGTATTCCGTGCGTCGTCGGCATAAAGAGACGAAATGCCGTACTTACGGAAGAAATCGCAAGCCGGCGCAGTCCTCGTTACGGTTGCAACGCTCTCGGCCCTCATGCGGGCCGCCTCGACATCGTCGCTGTAGGCGTCCACCTGCACAGTCATCTCGATAAGGCGGGAAATTACAACGTCCATAGCCTGCGAAACCGCATCCCACTCGTACTTTTCTACGGGCGTTCCAATTTCTCGGTGGCCTATGATCGTGTTGATTACGTATTCCCGACTTTTCGGTAAGGCGAGGTTGTTTTGATTACCGGCTAAGACATGCGTAGCCTCAAGCGGCGGTTGCATTACTAGCAGTTCGAAATCCTTCACTGCTTTGTAGACTGCCTCGCCGGACAGCAGTGCCGCCGTTGTCGGCGGGCTTTGCATCAAAGCCATTCAATCCCCCTAGGCGGCTGTAGTTGTAGCGTCGCCCGGACGCAGACCCATTCAACGCCCGCAAAGTTATCAATGACGGCATCCACAGCCCAAACGGTGCCGTCGCTTCTGATGATGTAATCGCCAGCGCGGGAGAGCGGGCGGAAGATGCCGGACGGTTGCCCCTCAAAACCTTTCGGCGAAAAAAGGTAGAACCGGCGGACTACGGAATTCGCGCCCGCCATGTCCGCATGAAAAAGTGCGGCATCGCTCTCGCTTTGGACCTGTGCGGACACATCGAAAAGCCGCTCATACTCCGGGCTGGCAAAGCCGTTCTCGTCCGGCATAGAGCCTTTCGACCTCAGAATCTGTACTTTTTCGTCGGGATGCACGGCGTTGATTGCTCCCCGTACGATGCCGTGAAGGTTCAAGCTCATGACCTTTATCTTCCTTGCGTAGTGCCGCAAAAAAAACGCTGAGTCTCTGACCCAACGGGCTTTGCTTTTGATCTCGCTTGTTTGAAATTACTTCTTCATGTCATCAAGAAGCCTTTCCACAACATACTTAAATTGATCCGCCTGTTTTTCTTCGGCCTTTTTGAATTCCTGAAAGCTCTTCACGGCCTTCTCGGGCGCGTCTTCCGTTAGCTCAACTTCGCCTTTTTCATAATTAAAGCGATACCACGACGGATTTGTCATGAAGTATGGTCTTGTCTGCATCACACCCTCATTTGACTCAAAACCTTCCTCATCGCGTTGCCGATGGGGTTGGGGTTGCCGCAAAAAGCGTTCGCCACGGCCTCTGCAATGAATTCTGCTGGAGAACTCTTGCCGTACTCACTCATGTACTTTTCTAGTATAGCTTTTTGCGTCTTTTCTTTCGTCTCTTTTTTGACAACCTTGATAATTTCCGATCGTAGATTTCTAATAGCTTCGTTACGCAATTTCCCCCATCTCCAGCGTACGTCCCAATCGCTCAGTTCCCCATTTTTGATACGATTTTCAAGGGTTTTCTCGTGGTATGCGTTGTGAATTACGTGCCCCATCTCATGAGCAATGGTGTACGACAAGTAGCTTTCCGGCGCACAAGGCATCATCCATCTATTTTCTTCGTCTATCTTCATCTGATCCAGAAGTTTTTGCTCATCTTTGAACCAATTCATATTCAAAAAGAGCTTTTGATCTCCCCGGATTGAAAATTCAACCTCCGCCAATGTTCTTGACCCTAACTTCTTACTCGAAATATCAAGAACTCTGTTTTCCTTAGAGTTCAAATAGTCCGAAAGCCATGGTACAAACTCAACGATTTCCGCAACCTTTTGAGCGCTTTGTTTTACTACGCTTTCCGGAAATTCTTCAAACGCCTTTTCGTCGATTCTTACACCCTGACGCGAAAGTTTCTGATAAACCGATTCTTCTGGTTTTGCCTCTAGCTGTTTATTCGCTTCCTTTTCAGCCTGCTTCTTCGCCTGACTCTCGGCCTGTGCCTTGGTGCGCTTGGCCCCCACAAAGTCCTTGCGGGCCTCCGAGATGTGCTGGCCGTTGAACTTTCCACCCATTCCGCCCAAAACCTCACCGGTTTCGCCATCAATCAGCACTGGGCGGCCTTTCGCTTTTTCTCCTTTGCTCGTCAACCCCTTACCATTCGGATGAATGGTAATCCACTTCGCTTCATCTTCGGCCAGATTGCCGTGACGCCTTGAAAAGGCAACCCCTTTCCTGAAAGCAAAACCAGCACGAAACGCAGCCCCAAGACCATGAGCTTTTTCAGAATTTTTTATTTCACTTGAAACCCGATCGAGTTCATCAGCTTGCCGGTCAGAACGAGCGGCTTCGCTGTCGTAAGGTTCCCGCCGCCCTTGCCCTTCCGGCCCTTGGCTTCCGCCTTCTGCCGGTAGAGCTCCATCGTGAGCGACGAGCGCTCTGGGAACTTTTCTTTGCTAGTCCCGCCGCTCGTGATCGTCATGCGGACATCATCTGCGGCCTGCCTGCCGAGAATGGCGAGCGCCTTTTCCTTGTCCAGCGTCTTGTGCAGAGCCTTCTTCGCCGTCTCGCGCCACTTCGGCGCCTCGGCGGCCATCGTGCCTCGCAGGAAGGGCCTGGGAGGATTGACGAGCGCCATGCCCGGCTTGATGGCGGCCGCCTGAAAGTTGGGCTTCCCGTCTTCTCGACGGGGGACGGGCTTGCCGATCGCATTGCTCAGAAAAAGCGACTGCTTCCCCGTCACGCGCTGCACCCAGCCGTACTCGACGTACGTTGCATATGGTGCGATGCTGGCGTCGGCGACGCCCACCTCGACGTGGCTCACGCCAGGGTTGACGAGCCCCGCATAGCGCTTGCCCAAGCGCGCCGTGAGCCCCGCGGCATTCAGCTTCATGCCCATGTCAGCCCCAGGGGTGGTAGTGCGAGGAGAAGTAAAGACGGCCGCCTCGGCGGTACTTCATCGTCATCATCCAATAGGTGGCGCCGCACGGCGTCTGCGTCCACCACTGCGCCGTCTGCGAGTCGCTCTTGATTAGGTCGAAGCTCGTCGAGACGGAGCCTTCGGATGCGCTCGCGACGCGGCCCGGCTGATCCCCACGAGTCGCAAGCGTGGCGAAGTGGCAGAGCGCGTAATAGAGCTGGACCTTGCGCTCGATCACCGGCGGCGTCGCATCCGGAGCGTACGGCGCGAAGCTCGTCGCGTCCGTGTTCCCGAGGAGCGCGCACACCTGCTGCCAAAGCACGTCGAGCACAGCATCGGAAATGGTCTCTTCCGTCAGTCCCGGAAACCACTTGCGAAACTCTTCAATGTCAAGCTCTACGTTCATCACTAGACCTCGCTTCGCTTCACTTCTTCAACGCCAACGCTCTTCGGGTCGACCGGCTCAACGCCCGTCCTCATATCAGCGATCTCATCGCGTCGCGCCTTGAAGTCCTTCTCAGACTTCATCTCCCAAAGGAGCGGCGGCATAGCTGTAAAGGCGCGCTCCTTCCCGTGCTTGCGCTTGATGTCTTCCCAGTCCCGGCGCGCGACGGAGACGAGGACGGCATTGCCGCGGCCGAGGAGAATGCCCTTCGTCTTTCCGCGGAGGGCGTGGTTCACGCCCGGAAATTCAACGACCTTCGTGCCGCCGTTCCCATTGTCCACATCGTCGAAGATGATGCCGAGAGGCATGCCGCACGCGATATAGATGACGTCGTCCCCCGAGGCGCCGGAGGCCTTCGCGACTTCCTGTTCTGAGGTATCGGCGACGATGCCAAGCGTATTCGTAGCGGTCTTAGTGGTTTTGCGAGCCATAGTATTCGTTCCCAAAAAAGAGGAGGGAGGCCGAATCCCCCCTCCCGAACAGAGAAAAAGCCGCGGTTAGCAGCCCTTACCTTTCTTTGCTCTAGATCGTCAAATGCCCGTAAGGGTTGCCACAAGGCTCGGCCTACGGATGACGCATCCCCACGTGCCAGCCGAGGCCTTCTGAGTGAAGGACGACTCGTGCGGCACAAGGCGGCCGAGCTGATATGCCATAGAGAAAGCCGACCAGCCGGTCTCGTCGCCGTAGAGCTCGCGGACGGTCATATAGAGCATCTCGCCAGCAGCAGTCGACAGCTCGGGGAGCTGCACGATCTCCATGTTCGGGTAGTTCTCGAGCAGCATCGCCTTGGCCGTCTTGCCGAAAGAGTTCGGCTGCGTGAGGTAGCCGATCATCTTGTTGGAGATACCGAGGACGATCGGAGCGTCAATGTCGAGATGGCCGCCGTTCTGCGCCGTCAGCTGCTGCCAAAGCTTGTTGACGTCGTTGAAGACGAGCGTTGCCGCGTTGTTCGGATCGGCCGCGACCTTCGTCGCCCAGGTGGAATTCCCATTCACGGAGATCGGAGCGATCGTGGTCGGGATGTTCGGGTCGTTGAGCATGCCGTAGATCTCCATGCCGCTAACGCCGTAGAGCTGGAACTTATTTTCGGCACGGGCGAGGATCTGGGCGGCGGCATTCTGCTTACGAGCGGGCAGATTGACGTTCGCCTCCGCAAGCTTGGCAGTCTCGAGCTCGCCGTACTTGATAGTCGTCTGGTAGCGGAAGTTCTGGCGGACGGGGAAGTTGTAGTTCACGTCCGTCGTCGTGCCGTTGGCGAAGTCGTTGTAGGGCGAGACCTGGCCGGCGACCTCTTCGACCGCGAAGTCCGCATAGTCCTGAGTCCACGAGCCAACGAGGGTCTTCGTGAAGAAGCGCGTGGCGTTCGTGACGCCGAAGAGCACCTCGATGATGCGCGGGTCAAGGTACGTATAAAGAGCCGCTGGGGCGCCCACGTTCGGCTGCGTCGAGAGCGCCGCGTCCTGCGCGAGCTGGCGGCGGTCGATGTCCTTAAGGACGATGTGCCCGTCCTTTTCCTCGAAAGGCATAAAGCCGACGGCATGCGGAGCAGAGATGCCGCGCGACTTTGCAAAGTCAAGATCAAAACTCATTTATCTCTCCAAGTTAGGCGGCCTTGTCCACGCCGAAGTTCTGATAGATCACCGTGTCGCCCTCGGCGACCGTCTTGACGCCGCGGGGGAAGACGACCGTCCAGCCGGTGTCATTCGTCGCACCAGCCGTGCCATAGGTGACCTTGCCCGTCGTCGGGTCGCAGAGGACCGACTGGCCCTCCGTAGCCGCGCCCGTCGCGATGGCGTAGAACTGGCCGCGAATGGCGACCGGGGGGCACGTGCCCTTCGGGTAGACCTGCGTTGCGTCGTCGGTAGGCGCCGGGATCGTCGCGATGACGTCGCGCTCCACGAATCCGACCGGCTTCGCACCGGCCTCAGCCTTGGCCGAGAGGACGTTCTGCTCGGTCTGGGAGGTGCCGTTCAGAGCGACGGCGAAAGCGAAGCCGCCCGCCGGGACCGTGCCGTCCGAGACGAAGTTGAAGGCCGTGTAGACGGCCTGACGAGGATTGACCTCCTGCCCCGGAATGCCGATGGCCGGATCAGTCTTAACAGCTGCCTGAAAGCCCATGATTAGTACCCCTTCTTGATCTGAGAGAGCTTGGTGACGAGGAGGTTGCTCTTCTGCCTGGACGCGGAGTCCTGAGCGAAAGAGCCCTTGCGAGCGCGACTCTTGCCCGCCATGAACGCGCGGTAAGCGGCGCGGGCGGCCTGCGGGGAGACGCCCTTCGTGTTCACGCCTTCCTGCCGGAGGGCGGCCAGGTAGACGCTCTCGGCGGAGTCGTACGCGTTCGCGCGGACCTTGCCAAGCGTTTTGGCGCACTCGTCCATCGCCGCGAAGCGATTCATGATGCGGCGCTCGATGCGGTTCAGAGCGCTATCCTGCGCGACCGCGCGCTCTTCGCCTTCGCGCTCGTGCTCGCGGTCGAGCTTCTCAGGCTCGGTCTTCTCCTTCTTTTCGCCGTAGCGGACGCCCTCAGCGAAGGCGCGCTGGAACTCTTCCGGCTCGGAGTCGTACCCGCAAGCCTTAAGCCCGTCCTGCACGATCTGCTCGCAGTCGTCCGGCTCGGCGTCCTCGGCCTCGAGCTCGTCGTCAACGTCTTCGTCGGCGTCTTCCGCCATGTCCTCATCGCCGTCCTGAGCCTCGTCCGGGTTGTAGGCGAGGTCCTTGAGAGCACCGAGGAACGACCTCGCGTCTTCGGGCTTGAGCCCCTTTTCGACCATGTCGTCAAGGATGCGCCTGATGGCGGCGTCCTTGTCCTCATCTTCAGCGACGGGCTCGTCTTCTGCGGGCTTGTCGATCACGTTTCCCTCCTGATCCTGCGTGTGCAGGTCTTCGATCCCCTTCGCTGCTTCGCCGATGGCTCGCGCGAGGGCCACTTCCTTCTTTTCGACGGCCGGATCGCCATCAGCGGCGGGGGTCGTCTTTTCCTTGTCGTCCATAGGACCTACCTCTCTAAGTTGACTATCTTGCACCAACACATCGCGACCAGCGCGTCCCTGCTCCACTAGCGCGACGTGGTTGGCGGAAATGTCGCGCATAATAAAATCGTACGGATCGCCCTCAGGCGTCTTCCCCGAGGTGAAGTCGGGGGTGTAGGAGTACGCGAGGGATAGCTCACGCATTGATCCGTCTAGGATCCGCCGGATGGCGTTCTCCACGGTGATATGCAGAGAGTTGTCCAGATACGGCTCGCGGAAAGCGCCGTCCGTCCCGGTGCTACCGACCCTCGTCTTGAGCTGAGGGTCGTCCGCATAGTCCGGATGGTGGTCGAGCTGGATCGGGATGCCATTCGTGCTCTCAATCGTCTCCGGCCTCGAAAGCTCTTCGGGCGGCGCGTAGCCGTAGTAAACCTTGGTCGGCTCGAGCTTGAGCCTCTGCCACCCGATGATCTCGGACCCGTAGTAGGGCCGAACTTGCGCTTTCGTGAGGTGCGAGACCGCGACGTGAAGGTTGCCGTTATTGTCGTACCGGCGCACGCTTTGCGCGTCTAGGGCAAGTCTTTCATGAATCATTTCAGCAATTCGTCAATATCGAGTCTGAACACGCATCGGCAGAACGGAAGCTCACCGGGCACGACCTTCTTTCCGACGGCGTCGTCGTAAAGCCCCTCGTTGAGATCGAAGCGCTTCCCGTTCATCGCCTTGTGCGTCTTGCGCGAGCTGTACATGCCTGGCACATGCACCCAGATGCCGGTTTTGGCGCCGAGGCCCCGCGCATTGGCCCGCTGGAGCCCCTGATTCACCTTTACGGACTGGTCGAGTGCTACACGCTTGGCCCGGGCTTCCGTGAAGCCGTCCGACTGCCGAAGTATCTCTTCGATGTCTCCGATCGTCTTTCCGCCGCTCAGCCCCGCGTCAAGGGCCCCGCGAAGGCGCTCCAGATCGTCGGCCTGCATCTTCGTGATGAGGCCCGTCATGTCGTCGATGAGCTTCGGCATCTCCTGCGCGGCCGCTGGAGAGATGTACCGGTTCTTAACGACCGGAACCGTCCAGCGGTTCTTGATGAGCTCAGGGGAGATGCCCGCACGAATCAGCGCACGGCGCTGGCTCGCGGTAATGCGCTGCGCCGTCGTGCGGACAAACCATTTAGAAACCGCCTTTGCGTCCTCGCCCGTGTGGATCATCCAACGAGCGAGTCGCTCTGCATACGCAGTGTCGGCATGCTTCGGGGCCTTCTCCAGATCGACGGCCTTGAAGTCCTTGACCGTGGGTTTCGCATCCTGCGCGAGGCGGCTTTCTTCACCCACCAGGCCGGAGGCGATGAGGTCCTCGAAGATCTCCGCCGCCGCGGCCCAAGTGCGGGCCCTGACGAGCTTTGCGATCTTCTTCTGAAGCGCCGCCCGGAGCCCTGCATTCGGCTCGATGGCGGCGATCGTCTTCGGCTTAGTCACTTACGCCCCCTAGCGACTGCAAAAGCTGGCGAGACTCATCGGGCGGGTTCGCCTGTGGCGCCTCAGGCGCTTTGATCGCCGCCGTCGCGCTCTGGAGCGAGTCGAGGAGGCCTTGGAAGTCCTCGGGATCGCCGTCCGGGGCATCATCTGAGAGGAAGCCCAAGTGCATAGCGGGCTCGGTCTTGACGGCCTCTCGCACCTCTTCAGCGCTGATAGCTTGCATCTGCGCGAGCGTCGCCAGCGTGCCAGCCCGAGACTGAGCCGTCAGCGCGGCAGCGTTCTCGTCTTCCTTGCCAAGCGGATTGAAGTCGAAGGAGAGGTCCGCATCGATGGCGCCGAACTCGACGAGCTCGATCGCCTTCAGGCATGTCATGATCGCGTCGCGCCGGAGTTCCTGCTTCGATTTGATGTAGTCGTAGTAGTTGCGGATATCCGACTCGCCGGTCGCGTTGAAGCCGCTCGGGCTGATGCCCAAGAGCTTGACGGCCGGGGTCCGATTGAGCGCCGCGATCATCTCGAGCGACTGCCGGACAACGTCCGTGCATCCGGCGATGGACGTCTGGACGTTCATCACGGCCTCCGCGTCCTTGTCGCAGACGAAGACGGAGGAGTTGTCGCGATACCTTTGCAGGGCCTTCATTCGGATATCGAAGAGCTGAAGGCCGTTCGGGGAATTGAAGATGTCGTCCGTGCTCGTCTGGAAGACCAGAAGCGAGACTTTCCTGACGAGGTCCGCCGTGTACACCCGGCACTGGTTCCAGTGCATAACGTAGTCCCAGAGAATCTGAGCCTGCGGAATACCGAGGAAGTTGTATGCGGGCCGGAGAAGCGTCGGCGGGGGGTTGTCGTAGAGCGGGATCATGCGCGAAGCATGGACGCGCTGGCCGAGCACCCAATACCACTTCGGCTTCATGTAATCGGCCTTAAGCGGATTGGAGGAGTTGTAGTCGCCGGGCGACACGCTGACCGGATCGACCACGACGAAGCGGAGCGTTCCGCCCTTCACCAGCTCGGCCGAGGCGTCATTGATGCGGAGAGGAAGTTCAGTCTTCTCTTCGCCAGTATCGATAAAGATGAAGGCGCCGCCCATGTACCCGGTGATCGTTGCGGCCTCGTGAAAGAGCCCCCGGAGGTGATACTTTTTCTCCTGAAGCTTCTGAAGCTCGTCCACCTTCTCGCCATCGTCGGAGCCGGTGATCTGGATCCACTCGCGCGTGATGTCGTCGGAGACGGTCTGCACGCAGGCGCGGATCATGCCATTTTGAGCGATCTGCTGTAGGGCGCCGTAGCCGATGAACGACGTCGTCGGATACTGTCCGAGCTCATAGCCGTGCTGCTGCAGGGACTTGTAAATCGTCGAGTACAGCCCGGTATCGGCAAGCTCAGCGTCCTGCGCCAGCCGGACCTCTTCGGTCGCGCCGAGCGTAACCGGGAGGGCGAAGCGCTCGCGGACCTTTTCTTCGGTCTCGAAGACCTTGGCAGCTGGCGGAGGGGCGTAAAGCTGGGCGCCGAGCTCTTCCATAAGAGCGGCGCGGCGAGCCTGATCGAGGATGCCGGATCGCTTCTCGGCCCGGGCCTCAGTCTTCGCCTTTTTCTTGGTCTTTGCCATACGTAGCTTGTCCAATCATTGAAGCCCCGGGCGTTGGTCGCGCCGCGGGGCTTCCTTTTGCGCCTCCCTAGCGCTGGGCAAGGTAGGCGAGATTTGTCGGGTCGATGTGCAGTCCAGAGTGGCGATTCAGGTCATTCAATGCCTGGGTCATCGCGTCGACCTCGTCATCGTGAGCGCCAGACGGGAAAGCGAGGAGCTCAGGAATGAAGTCCTGCGCCACCCACGGATAGCGGTCCGGAGGCGGCAGGTAGACGTTCCGGGCCTCCCAGAGCGTCGTTACCGCGTTCGCTCGGGCTTCCTTGCTCTCTTTCGGAGTGATCGGGATGATGCCGGTCACTTTCCTTTTGAGCGCGCTGATGATCGCCGGGCCGTTCGCCTTGTCCTCGATGAGCTTTCGGGTGATTCGCGGGTACTTCCTCGCGGCCGCTACGAACTGCTCGAGCGACTTCACAAAGTCCCAGCGTCCCCGGAACTGGTCGACGAGGTAGAAAGCGCCGTCCTTTCGCCCCCACACCTGCCCAACCACGAAGTCAGACGTTGACGATTCTTTGAACGTCATATCCCATGAAATGCAGGAAGCATCGAACACTTTGGGAAGCGTTGCGGGATCCCAGTATTGAATCCAATCAGCCTTAAACAGCCCGCCGCCATCCGGTACCGGACTTTGCTGATAGAGCGCCGCCCAATCTCTCGAGCCGATATTCGCCTTGATCTGCAACAGCACGTCGAGCGGGTATCGCTCGGGGTGCAGTGCCTCTCCGGCCTTTCGGTGCGGCTCATCATGCTCCGCAATTGCCGGGTAATTGATGATCTGCCAATGATCTCCCGAACCATCCTTGTCGCGCTCTATGAGGCGACCGACGATGTCATCAAGGTGCCATCTCGTCAACATGACAATAACGCCGCCGCCCGGCGAGAGGCGCGTGTACGCCGTGGATGTGTACCAATCCCACAGTGAATCGCGCACCGTCTGAGAATTCGCTTCCTTGCGGTCCTTCAGCACGTCATCCAAACAAAGGATGTCCGCACCCATACCGGTGATGCCGCCGCCAACGCCGCAAGATCGATAAGCGCCTTTAGACCCTACGATCTCGAATAGCTCAGCAGTGCGCAGATAGGCAACGTCAGTTTTAACGCCCTTCCCTGCGATCTGCGTGGCCGGGAATATGTCTTTGTATTCCGGACTATCGATGATTCTTTGAACGTCTCTGCTAAATCGCTGAGAGAGATCAGCGGAATAGCTGGTAGCAATGATCTGCAAGTCAGGGTACCGCCCGAACGCGTACGCCGGAAAAGCCCTCGAAACCAGCTGGCTCTTACCTGAGCGCGGCGGCATGCAGATAATCAGCCGTGGCGACTTCTTAGCCACAACATCCGCTAAGAACTTATCCAGCGCTTGACAGATTTCCGCATGCACCCACCCGAGCATATAGCCCGGTGTCGTATAGGTAACGAAAGGAGCCAATGCGCGTCGGGCGGCCCTGATCTTGAGCTCGCGCTTTGCAGCGCGAATTAGTTCGGGCTTCAGCTGCATCATCGTACCTACAGAGAAAACCAATTGCGACTTGAATATCTCTCAAGTTTGGAACCCCCATCGTTCCTAACAAAAGCCCCTGGGGAGTGATGATCCTCAGGGGCTTACTTTTTATTCCTTGCTGGTCTCTTCGGGCTCAATATTCAAGCCGGCGATCTTCAGCAGCATTTCGTCTGACATTTCAGCAACCTGTTCTTCCTCGCGCTTGTTCGTGCGCCTGATTTCTGCAGTGATCTTGCCGCCCTTGCGTCGAGCGACGATCTTGAGCCGCGTTTCTGCCTGCAACTTACTCCTAGCAACGTTGTCAAATTTCCTTCTGCTGGTGCTCGTCCCTTTTTCCGTCATAGATTCACCAGACTCTTCATCTGCGTTTCGAGAGTCCGATAAGTCAATCGCCTGATCCTCAAGCACCAAGTCGCCGAAATCGCGCGCGCGCGCGAAGCGTCGGGCGAACTCATCTCGATGCTCTGTCCATGTGTATATTTGATGAGGCTTAAGCCCGAGATCCAGACAGATCGCCGTAAGAGTTTCTCCATCCATAAGGCGCTGGAGTACCTTCTCGGCTATCTCGTCGCTGTATTGAACGGGTAGCTTCTGGCGAAATACACCAGTAGAGATCTTTTGTGCGCTGGTCATCAGGCACCTTCCTATGGTTTTTCTCTTTTGCTATACGTGAGGAAAAGGTAGGGCACGACTGCCCCCCCCGTTTGATGGTCAGCTTGCATGAGTGCTCTATTTTTTTGCTCTTCGCTTTCCCTTAAGACAGTACAGACACCTCAATCCGGTCAAGGATTGCGATCTGATGCTGGGGTATACTGTCGTTCTGCAAAGGGGTTTCGCGACCGCACCGTATTCGGGATACGGCAGTATGGGGCGAAACCTCTTTAATTTTATGTGTGGGTTGTATGGGATCGGCCTTAGCGATTTCGTGAAACTTACTTTGAGGTTCATATCCTTGCCTCATGATTGCCGCCGTAAGTTCAACTCGCATTGTTTTTCCGCCGACTTCAAATATCCCTACCGCATACTCAAAATGATCTACGTCGGTGTGATGACCGTCTGGCGGAGATTTGTGATCAAGACGCGCACTCTCAAACAACTGAATAAGATGTGGAAGGAGCTTTGCCTTATCGGCGTTGATCCTATTAGCAACTTCACGTAACCCCGTCTTTGTCATAACCAAGAATCGAGCCCCGGGGAAAGCTTTCGGAGAATTGACCGCCTTATTTGCATAGTGATCAAACAAGTATGACTTAGCTCGCTTCCCTAATGACAACTCTGACATACCTTTACTCGTCGAGTACTCGTCTAGAGTAGGAAGATCGGACTTAAGGGAATAGGCAATCTTTTCCTTTAAAATTTTTCCCGCCTTCCAGAACGGTCTCCCGTTTCGAACAAAGATATGAGCGCCGTTGACGGTAATCCATCCGTTCTTTTTGTCTTCGGCAAGATGATTTTTGCTTCTCGTATATCGAATACCATCCGAGAAGGCAATCCCCATTCGGAAGGCAAGTTCTTCATTCATGATTGCCTCCCGTTGATGGTGTTGATGCCGCTCACCAGAGCACCATAGCGCCGATTCCTACGGCTCCGATTACAAGCGCGACGACCGTCATTAAGTTGATCCCCCGAAGCATAGCGCCACGCCGTTTAATGACGATTTCTATGTCCTTGATGGCAGAGTCGTACCGTTTTAGAACGTCATCGGAAAATCCGGGATTTTGAGCAGACTTCAACCATGCGAAATAGCCCTTAATGGCTCCGGTCTTGAGATTGGCGCCGCTCATGAAAAGGACGCTCATGAGGAGTGATGCCGCAAACAATCCTGCCGAAACTATTGGGCAGACGAGCGCAATGCTGGTCACCGGCTTGAAAATTTGCCATGAAGCAATATGAGCGGCAAGCATCGCCGCCGAAAACGTTTCATAGAAAATGAAGAGAGATCGTTGCTGAGGTACGAGCGTACTCATCAGGCGCGTTAGATCTCTATCCGCAAGGTCAATCAATATCCGTTCTTCATCAGTCATCGACATCACGCAATACCCAATCAAAGCGTCCAGTATGACATAGCGACATGTACGAAAAACGAAGTCATGGCTGCGAAGCCGGAAGCGCAGCGATTGACAGGCCAAAGAAGAAGACCCATCGAGAAATTCGCCAAACCATCGGTAAATCGCTTTCGTACTTCTGCGAGCTCTTTTATCGGCTGTTAGTCAATCCCGAGCTTTCGGAAAAACGCAGCATTTCTTTGTTTAGCAAGCTCAAGCATCTTGTCAAAGGTCAACACATGTACCACTGCGCCGAGCTTGTTATAAAACTTATAAAAATGCCCACTTGCCACAAGAGCAAAGTCATCATCTTCTAAAAACTTCTCGAATTCCTTGGAAATATCGATGATGGCGTACGCTTCGACCTTGTCACGGGTTCGAAGCGGCCGGCCATAAAAGGTAACGAGATCCTTTCCATTCCCTGACAGCCTGTTAATGTAGGACTTAATCTGTTCAATACATTCTTTGTCTGTTCTGCCGGGCCTTTTAAACTCAACAATCGTTAATTCGCCGTGGGGATCTTCACCAGCGACAAACGGAACCGCCTTATCCAACCCTAAAAGTCGTTCAAAACCGTCACGATACTCAAGTGAAAATGACGTTTTGATAGAAAAGTCCGTGAAATACACG